ATTTGTTCCTACTATAAGAAACGTTATGGCGGTCATGTTCGCCAACGGTGAAGCCTTTTTAAGATTATTAGATGACACACATTCCGAGGCGTGGAATAGACGTGATAGTGAGGTTAGAAAGACCGCTATTTTAGGTAAGACAATACAGAATTCAGACAATTCACCGACATCACCATATAATAACATCGTATTCCCATGGCCACAATTAATTGTGGAAAATGAAAAAGACGGTGTAAAGACATTTGACGTTCAATACCCTGGCGATCCAAGTGTTGTATCTAATACCCAAGGATATCTATATGATGAATGGCCTGAAATAGAATTTGTTGAAGAATTCCTTTATTCTCTTTTAAATAGAGATTCGATAAACGCCAATTTAATACCCGACACAACTGATATAAGAACGGTAAATAGGATAACTTTTAATGGTGTTGAATATCCTGTTTCTGACCAAATTTATCAAAACAAAGAAGAGGTTAAATTCTTCTATGAAATGTGGGAAAGAATGGGATTCGTAACAAATTATTCGAGGTTAACAAGAGGTAACCCAAATCAATTCTCAATTACTGATATTTTAGCCGAATCTGAGTCATTAAATATTCAAACCTCATTAGGTGATACTAATGTCTTTTTAATTAAAAAATTAAAAGAGTATGATATCACTCCAACTAATATTAGAGCGATATTAAGATCTATTTCAAATAATGGAGAAGGTGAATCTTATCAAAAATTCATAAGAGGTTATTATTCAACTCCTTATATAACATCATTAACGTCTAATGATTATAAGGTATATGGTAATTCAATATTTACCAAACTACAAAATGCGTCCGAAAATCAATTAAAGGTTCAAGAAAGTCAGATATCTAATGTTAAGAACTATATAACGTCATCATCCTCAAACGAATTTCAATTTACCGATACATACCCTTTCAACAACCTTGAATGGATTAAAAATAATACCGCAAATGGTGAAAGTATTAGTAATATTAAATTGGTTTTAAAAACTGATAAGGTTATCAATTATAACGAAAATATAAATATGATTTCTAATTTTGGTCCTGATGATAATAACCCAAATAATAAGAGACCATATACGTATTTCAATTTTTCGTCAACTCAACAATTACCCGTAATAACCCCGAACGTAAATTTAACAACTAACAACCTAAAAAACATTTACAGTAATAGAGTAACTGATAAATCAAAACAATTACCTACCGAGGGAGGTATTTTTTATCAAAATTACAACGGATATTTAAATCAAGAACAAACAAGTTCTATGTTAAACACCCCATATTTCATAAATTCAATACAGAAAGGTGTGGATAATTTTAGAAGGTCTATTAACTATCCTTATGTGGCTTCGGCGTATTTGTTTTTAAATTCATTACCGTTAACCAATATCTCTGAAAAATATAAAACTAAAAAAGAAAATGGTTTGGAGGAGTTGGATTATATGTTCTCAACTTTTAAGAAATATGGAGGGATACATAAAATACCATACGCTTGGATATTAAAATACGGTTCAATCTGGCACAGATATAAGAAAAAAGTTGAAAACAATATTGATATATTAGATAGTGTTTGGACCGACTTTAATTATTTAGGTAACTACGACCCAGTAAGTTCTGCGTCAACAAAAGTTTATACCTTTACAGGCGAGGGTGAAAACCAAGAAACAAGAATTATATTACAAGATAACGAAATAAACGCTCAATTCACATCAACAACCATTAATGTCGGATTTTACCCAAAACTAATAAATGATTTTTCAGTTTTTTATAATGGGTATAGAACATTTGTGGGGACAGGGTTTACAAATCAAGACATACAGCAAGGTATTAGTTCAGGGTTAACAATATTTAGAACATCAAGTGTTGTTGCACCTTTTAATTTTGATGTAAATGCAACTGCGAGAACGTTAAATTTTAATTCTTATTCGGTAACATTAAAAGATACAACTAACTCTAATCTATTTTTAATACCGTCGGTTGGTAATTCATTTAACCAAACATTAAATGAGTGTTTTAATAACATTGATACCACAACCGCAAATCCGAAATTAAAGATTGAGATATTAAACAATCAATCAATGTATAACGGTTCAGTTAGGTCCTTATGGTTGGCGCCAAACTACGGTTGGTTTGATAATAGTAAGGTAAATAAACCACAATATGACGAATACCTTAAAAAAATAATTGTAAACTCAAACGACCAAAATAATTTTGAGATTAACGGAAAGTCAAACGGATATTCAAAGATAGATGATTTACTACCAACATTTAAAAAACAAATATTGGATGATTTTGAACAGATATTTTTAAATTTCTGTCATTCAAAATATGATTTTAAAGGATTTGATGAATTAACATCAATCGATGTACCATTGTCCGAGTTAAATAAAAATCAAAAATATCAAAATTTTCAGATATTATTTACCGAGATGATGAAACTACCGATAAATAATCCAACAACTGATCTTGAAGATTTAAAATTTACTCAGTATCAAAATTTTAGAGGTGTATTAGAAGGGTTTTTAAATTATGATGTGTTATTTAAATATGGTAATCCTTCCGAATATGACAAAATTAAGTTTTTATCATATACTAATCCTTCTAGTTCTTCGTTTGGTTATGATAGTGTATTCAATCCTTATATTCCTAAGTCATACTCCGCTTATTCGCCCGGTGCTTTACCTACGAAAACAAATCCATTTCCATTGATAAATGTTCAAACAAATTATCCAAACGCATGGAAGACATTGTTAAGTTATGTAGGAAATTCTGAGGTTAGCGGAGTTAAATTTACCGATTCAGGGTCAACAATTTTTGATTTCTTTATCGATAATGACGTTGAATTCAATGTTGAGAATATAGAAAACCTTTACCCACTGATTAAAATATACGCAACTAAAAAAGTTGAGGATGAGACATACGATGATTTCAAGTTCAAGTCTGACATGTTAAACTATGTAACCGAACAAAACAATTTCCAAAATTTAATTTTAACAAATACAATGGTAAAATTAAAATCAAATTTACCAAACGTTAATTTTACACCTCAAACCAACATTGCCTCAGAACTTATAGGAACCCAAGGTAAAGTTGATACGTGGGAGGCGTTAAAGGCTATTAATGATAAATGGATTTCTGGTTACGATTTAAAATATAAGACATTATTTGAAGATCTAATGTTACTCGACAGAGCGAGTCGTGATGTAGGTGATAAAATATTGGTAGATATTATAAAACTAAATGAGTTATTATCTAATATTAATGTTACAAGTAACCTATTGTACTATATACAATCAATCTTGGTAAATAACAATTTCCAAGTAATGTCGTTACCTGCTTTCGTTAATTTCTATAACGTCCAAGACCCTGTTAAAAACGCAATACCAAAAGTTGAAAACTCATTGGAGTTTGCCAACGATATGTTTGGGACATTTACAAACGTTGATTATCGAAATTCAGGACCTAAAATGGTATGTTTTTACGCCGATAAACCTTCCGAACATTTAAAACAGGAGAATTCAAATTATCTATACAACGATGATGGTATCTATTTCCAAAAATTAAATACCAATACGTTGGTTGATAATTTGGTTAATAAAAACAATTGGGGTCAATCAAATAGGGTGGTTGGTTTTAGTGTTGATATGGGAGTTCAAAACCAAGGGGTTTTCACAAACATTTCTGTCAGTCAAGACGCTGGAAAATCAACATCGGAATCTCTTAAAATCTTGAATGATATGGCAAATCAAGCGGGAGGACGAAAAACCTCGACACAGAATCAATCATTATATAACCTATATAAGACACGTAGTTATGGGTGTACCGTAGATATGATGGGGAACGCAATGATTCAACCAATGATGTATTTTAATCTAAGACACGTACCAATGTTTTCAGGTTCATATATGATTTTAGGTGTAAATCATACAATAACTCCGGGAGACTTTAAGACACAAATAACAGGGGTGAGACAATCGGTTTACTCGTACGCGAACCCTGACACTTATTTACAATCTATTATTACTAAATTAATCGATAACGTCCAAACATTAGTTAAACAAGAGAAAACTTTAAAAAACACAGGTTCGCAAAACACACCACAAGATAAGCAAAATCAAAGCGGAAGTAACCAAAACAAATCCGTATCCAATGATGAAAATTGTACTGTTAACACTCAGTTTAGTTCTTTTGAAAAAGTAACACCACAAGTGACCTCAATAAATTTTGCGGATATGATAAAAACAATTACTGCTAGTACGTCAAATGTAACAACATTAAATAGTAAAGGTAAAGATAAGTTAAACTATTTGATATGGTCAATTTTCTATATTTCATCATCAAATGATGTAGGATTCAAATCTTATAATCATAACTATAATTTGTTACCGCTAAATTTAAAAATAAATAACAAAGAAAAAGAATTACCAAAAGAAAATGTCTCGGCGTATCTTAAAAAAGAATATTTTTGTTTAAAAGGAAATGAATTAACCTCATCAATTGCCTCATACAACGGAGTTGCGAATTGCGTCGCGTATACGTCAAGTTACCTTAAAAATAAAGTCACTACTCTTAAAAAAGAAATAAAGGATTCTAATGGTGAAATTTTAGATATTGATAATCTCTCAAAAGAGATTAACAAGTTTATTTTCTTAAATTGGCCGTCCAAGATTGAGGAGTCGGAATATAATAAAATTAAAAATAACGAAACCACTAAAAACCTTGAAACAAAAATAAAACAAGGAATAACAACAGCACAACAATATGGTTTGTAATTTACAATAAACGATGATATTTATATAAAAAAATAAAATTATGAGTTCAGTTAAAAATATTTTAGATAGTTACCTTGGTAAAAACACGAGGGTATCCGAAAAAGACATGGGTAATGGTTCCAAACAAGTTTGTGACCTAGACAGCGGTGAATGTTATACCGTAAGAATGAAAGATGGTCTAATCGAAAGAGTAGATAATACAATGAATCAATCTAAAAAAATTCAGGTTGAAACCGCATCAGGTATAAAACAATTATTGAATGGTTAATAAAATGAGTGTTGATAAAAAAATATTAGAAGAATTAAGACGATATAATCAAATTAACAAATATATCATAGAACAAGAAGCCTTGGACGTTCCACCGCCGGCAGATGTACCACCGACAGACCCTACCGCAGGGGCTTTACCACCAGCGGACCCTGCTGCGGTTCCACCACCTCCCGTCGAACCAACACCGATAGACCCAGCAACAGATCCTGATGTTGAGAAAATTGATAGTGAAGGTGAATCAGTTGAAGGTGGGGATGAAGAAGGGACCGAAGAATTAGATATTACTGATTTAGTATCTTCTCAAAAATCCATTGAAACAAAACAAGAAGAATATTTTAATAACCTATTTGGTCAATTAGAGAACCTACAAAGTAAATTGGGTGAAATGGATAAGTTAGTATCTAAGATTGATTCATTGGAGGCTAAGGTTGAGAAATACAGACCAAAAACAGCACAAGAAAAACTTGAATTAAGAAGTTTAGATTCAGGACCTTACAATCAAAAACTTTCAGATTTCTTCGTAGATAAAGAAGAAGAAATGGAAAAATCTGGAAAAAATGAATATGTTTTAACAACTGACGAAGTAAAAGATTTTTCACCGTCAGAAATTAAAGATAGTTTCAGAGATTTTCCTGGAAATGAAAGACCTGTTGAAGTTAAGTAATGAACATAATAGTAGATCGACCGCAGTTAGTTAGAGTAGTTTTACTATATCTGAATAAGAATTTTGGTAACTTAACACCTAAGACCAGTTCTAAGCGTCCTAATTCAGTTTTTTATGTTGATTCGGATAATGAGATTATGATGGAATACGATAAAGAATTTGGTAGTGTTTACATTCATTATAACAACATTTGGTCAAAAATTGAATCATTATTTTCACTTGAATACGATGATATACAGTCAATTATGAAGGTATGGTTGGAAAGAGATTACAATTTGAGGAATTTAAAACTAGTGAATTTGAACCAAACATCATCATTTGGTTGGAAAGAGATTACAATTTGAGGAATTTAAAACATTGGTTTTTATTTAACCAATTGTTCGAAAGTTGGAGAGAGATTACAAATTTAAATGATATATGAATGTAATAGTAGATCGACCGCAGTTAGTCAGAGTAGCGTTATTATATCTGAATAATAATTTTGGAAACTTAACTCCTAAAACAAGTCCTGAGTATCCTGGTTCAGTACTTTACGTTGATTCAGATAATCAGATTATGATGGAATATAGTAAAAAAAATGAGTTTGTTTGGGTACATCATGAACATATTTGGTCAAAAATTAAATCGTTATTTTCACTTGAATTCGATGATATACAGTCAATTATACAACACTGGTTGGAGAGAGATTACAATTTGAGGAATTTAAAACATCCTGGCGCTGGTAGTTGGGCTTTTGATGGTGTTGGTGGGATATTACAAATTTAAATGATATATGAATATAATAGTTGATAGACCGCAGTTAGTCAGAGTAGCGTTATTATATCTGAATAATAATTTTGGTAACTTAACTCCTAAGAACAGTTCTGAATATCCTGAATCAGTATTTTACGTTGATTCAGATAATGAGGTTATGATGGAATACAATAAAAAAAATGAGTTTGTTTACATTCATTATAACAACATTTGGTCAAAAATTGAATCGTTATTTTCGCTTAATTACAGTGAAACTCAATCAATTATAAAGGTATGGTTGGAAAGAGATTACAATTTGAGGAATTTAAAACTACGCCCTGGAAATTACCTCCGAAAATTGCGTTGGAAAGAGATTACAATTTGAGGAATTTAAAACTTGTGAAGAAAACACGACGCTTTCGGGCAAGTTGGAAAGAGATTACAATTTGAGGAATTTAAAACCTATGGAAATTTTAACGGTAACACAAACACGTTGGAGAGAGATTACAATTTGAGGAATTTAAAACCAGCCAGGGACTTAAACAACGATTTTGTACGTTGGAGAGAGATTACAATTTGAGGAATTTAACCTACCCCAACTCCAACCCAGAACCGAATTTTATTTTAAAAACGAAATAAATTTAGATTAAAATATGAAAATATTACAATATAATTAAAGGGTATGAAACTAAAAATTCATACCCTTTTTTATTTGACAACTCACATTAAATACCTATATTTCTTAAACAATTTAACAATCAAAAATATTTTAATTTATGGCGACAAATTCTATGGATGCTGTTTTGGCTCAGTATGAAAAACAACAAAAGTCAAGTTCGTCTTCTGTCTCAAAGATGAGTCAAGACGAGAGAATGAAAAAGTATTTCGCTGCCGTCCTCGGCGATAAAGAAAATCAAGGACAAAAACGACTACGTATTTTACCAACACCTGACGGAAGTTCACCCTTCAAAGAAGTATGGTTTCATGAAGTACAAATAGATGGAAAATGGGTAAAACTTTACGACCCAGGAAAAAACGACAATGAACGTTCACCACTTAACGAACTTTATGAAGAATTAATGTCATCAGGTAAAGATAGTGACAAGAAAATGGCGGGAAATTACCGTTCACGTTTATTCTACATTGTAAAAGTGGTTGACCGAGACGCCGAACAAGATGGTCCAAAATTCTGGCGATTCAAACACAATTACAAAAAAGAAGGTATCTTGGATAAAATCATCCCAATTTGGAGAGCAAAGGGTGATGTAACCGATTCGGAAAAAGGTCGTGACCTTATCTTGGAACTTACCAAAGCAAAGGCAAATAACGGAAAACCATATACCGTAATTCAAGCGGTTATGTATGATGACCCACAACCAATCCATGAAAACGCTGATACTCAAAAGGCTTGGTTGGAAGATGAACTTACTTGGGCGGATGTTTATTCCAAAAAACCCGAAGAATATTTAGAGGCTATCGCACGAGGAGAAACACCACGTTGGGACTCAGACGCTGGAAAATATGTTTACGGTGATTCATCAGTGGGAACCAAAACAATTGGAGGAAAAGAAGGTGGAAGTGAAAGTGGATATGAAGATCCACAGTCAATGGAAGCACCTGACGACGACCTACCATTTTAATCAAACAAACAATTAGGTTGGACATTTACTTGGACAAAGTGTCCAACCTTTATATTTTTTAATAATTTTTATTAATCCACATGGACAAAATCAGACACAAAATGTACGAGGCTCTCAAAAAGAAATATGAGGGCGAAATGTTGGACGCCGAAGCGTCATTACTTGTTTATTTCACAAACCCTGTTGGTATTGGAGAACATCCACAACATATTGAAGAAATGGATAAGTTAATTGAAAAACGAGCAAACGCCCAAGATAAACTTGAAAACCTGGAACAGTTTTATAAATTCGAAATTTAATTATGGCTTTAAAGAAACAAGATTTTAAATCAATTAAGAATAAGTTCTCAACGTCAGCTAAATACAAACCACAGAGGTATTTTGACTTGGGTCCCGAGTTCTTAGATGCGGTTGGTCTGCCAGGTCCTGCGATTGGACATATAAATATGTTCTTGGGTCACTCTGATACTGGTAAAACAACCGCACTTGTAAAGACGGCTGTTGATGCTCAGAAAAAACAAACCTTACCTGTATTCATCATCACGGAACAAAAATGGTCTTTTGACCACGCTAAGATGATGGGTTTCGAATGTGATGAGGTTGTTGATGAGTCAACAGGAGAAATGGATTGGGATGGGTTCTTTCTATTCAACAACTCGTTTCAATATATAGAACAAATTACCGATTATATTAATGAACTATTAGACGCTCAAGAAAAGGGTGATTTAGATTATTCATTATGTTTTCTGTGGGATTCGGTAGGTTCAGTTCCTTGTAAAATGACTTTTGAAGGTAAGGGTGGCCGCCAACACAATGCAGCAGTTCTTGCTGATAAGATAGGTATGGGTATCAATCAAAGAATTTCAGGGTCACGTAAATCAGATAGTAAATATGAAAATACTTTGATTATTGTGAATCAACCGTGGGTTGAGTTACCTGACAATCCATTTGGTCAACCTAAAATTAAAGCAAAAGGTGGTGAAGCGATTTGGTTAAATTCATCTTTGGTTTTCTTGTTTGGGAATCAAAAAGGAGCAGGAACCACTAAAATTACTGCTACAAAAGATAAACGAAGTGTTAAGTTTGCTTCACGAACTAAAATATCGGTATTAAAAAATCACATAAATGGTTTGGGTTATGATGATGGGAAAATCGTTGTAACACCCCACGGATTTATTGCGGGTAAAGAAGCCGCTGAGGAAAAGACCTCGATTGAAAAATACAAAAAAGAATATGCGGATTATTGGAAAGAAATGTTAGGTGTGGATGGTGATTTCGAATTATCATATCAAAAAGAAGAGGATTAAAAAGTTATAATATTTCTACTTTTTATAATTTATTAGATATTTATTAATATGGGAAGAAAAAAAATTGATGAAAAAGAAAAGAAAATAAAGATTGGTGTTTCCGTTGACCCTGAATTACCCAAATACTTTAAAGAAAAATCAATTAATCTTTCTTCCCTAGTTAATAAACTATTGAAAGATTATATCAAAAATGGAAACCAAAGTTTGTAGTAAGTGTAAAGAAAGCAAAATTGTAACTGAATTTAGTAAAGATAAAAGTAGGTCATGTGGATTATACCCGTCCTGTAAAGAATGTGAAAGAAAAAGGTTTAAAATTTATCGCAGTAAAAATGTTGAAAAACTTAAAGAAAAATATAAAAGGGACAAAGAGAAAAACCCTGACTATATCAAAGATTGGTATAAAAAAAATCCTAAATATAACAGTCAATACGAAAAACAAAGAAGGAAAAATGACCCATTATTTTACCTTCGTAAGAAAGTAAGAAACAGATTACGGGATTATCTCAAAAATAAAAAAAATAAAACCGTTGATTATTTAGGTTGTTCATTTGAAGAGTTAAAAGTTTATTTGGAAAATAAGTTTGAAATAAATATGAATTGGGATAACAGAAACCTTTGGCATATTGATCACATAATTCCTTTATCATCCGCTAAAACAGAAGAGGAACTATATAAATTATGTCATTACACCAACCTTCAACCACTTTGGGCTGAAGAAAATTTGAAAAAAAGTAACAAAATATTGTCTAACAATTAAAAAAAAACAAAGTGACAAAAACACTTTTAGTTGATGGTAATAACCTTTTGAAAATTGGTTTTTACGGAGTCAAAGAATTTTACCACAAAGGTGAACATGTCGGAGGTATTTATCATTTTTTAAATACCCTCCGTAAGTTCATAGAAGAACAAAACTTTGATAAGGTGGTTGTGATGTGGGATGGTGAATCCAATTCATCGGCACGAAAACTCCTATATCCCAAGTATAAAGAAAACAGAACTTCAACGGAAACCGACCAAAAGAAGGAATCCTTTTACAAACAAAAAGAACGAATAAAACAATATTTGGAAGAAATGTTTGTGAGGCAAATTGAGGTTGATAACAACGAGTCCGATGATTTAATCGCGTATTATTGTCACATATCAGAAGATGAACAAAAAACAATTTTTTCATCAGACAAGGATTTAACACAACTTATTTCCGAAAAGGTCTCAGTATATTCACCCCAACAAAAAAGAACGTATAAGGTGGGTGATATGATTAAAAATAGGGACTTGGAGTTTCCCCACTATAATATCAAAACAACCAAAATTGTTTGTGGTGATACGTCAGATAATATCGATGGTATTCGTTTAATGGGTGAAAAAACATTCGTTAAATTATTTCCCGAGATACTTGAAAATTCAATAACTATTAGTGATATTTTATCAAAAGCGGAAATCTTATTAAAAGAAGATAAGGACAATACCGCACTCAAAAATTTACTCACAGGAAAAACAAAAGATGGAATATTTGGAGATGAATATTTTCAAATTAATACAAAAATAATTGACCTATCAAACCCACTTATTACAGATGAAGGTAAAACTATTGTTGAAGAGTATTATAGAGAAACCTTAGACCCCGACGGTAGAGGTTATAAAAACCTTATTAAGATGATGATGGAGGACGGTCTATTCAAATATCTACCTAAGAAAGACGACGCTTGGGTGGAATTCTTAAAACCAATTTTAAAACTAACAAGAAAAGAAAAAAAGAAGTTTAACAATCAAAAAAAATAATTATGAAAGAACAAGATTCAACCAAATTGGAGTTTCTACTCAAAGTGAATGAAAACATTATCGTTCAACGATTCTTTAATGTAAGAGGATACAATCCAAAGGCTAAAAACTCAATGGAGTTACATGAATTCATAGAAGAATTTATTGGTGAGTTTAAATCTGATTTGCGTGTAAGAACCGCAACTTATATGATGGACAACCAATTTGAGATTTATGAAAACCCTGATGTTATGGAAACATCAATTACCAACGGTCCTGAAAAGTTTAGTTTAACCATTAAAAATGGTGAACATATTTTATATAATCGTTACTTGGATGCGAAGGTTTACCCACCAAAAGTAAGATACACGGTAGACCTTAGACCGAAATTAAAGTCGATTTTGAACACCCTAACCGAGATTTTCTCAACAAAAAAATTAACTTTCGAATATCTGAATTATAGTTTAGATGTGTAATATTTATCAATACATCAATAAGAATTTATATGGCGACGGAAAAGAATTTTGAATATTTAGGACAATCATTTCAATTACAATTACTTAATCAGATTGTTGTAGACAAAGAATTCGCACACTCCATCGTTGATGTGATTGAACCAAATTATTTTGAAAACAAATACTTTAAAATCATTATTCAAATGATTAAAGAGTACCATTCAAAATACGAAGTTACACCATCATTTGAAACACTTAATCAGATAACGAGAAGTGAATTACCCCAAGAGATGGTGGCTAAGGTTGTACTTGATACTGTTAAGAAAATCAAAGATGTTGAAATTGAGGGAACTCAGTTTGTACAAGAAAAGGCTTTGAAATTCTGTAAACAACAAGAAGTATCAAAGGCAATGACAAAGGCTCAAAAAATCATTGACGGAGGTGAATTCGAAAGTTACGACTCAATTGAAGAATTATTTAAAAACGCATTACAAGTAGGCGAGAGAGAAACGTCATTAATGGACGTTTTCTCAAACCTAGATGAGGTATTGAATGAAGATTATAGACACCCAATCCCAATGGGAATTCCGGGTATTGACAAGTTATTAAAAGGAGGGTTAGCAAAAGGTGAGATTGGAGTTATTTTGGCACCAACGGGTGTCGGTAAATCAACATTACTTACGAAAATATCCAACCATGCGTTTAATTTGGGTTATAATGTTTTACAAATCTTCTTTGAGGATAACCCAAAGATTATCCAAAGAAAACACATTGTTTTATGGACAGGAATACATCCTGATGATTTAACAATAAAGAAACAAGAGGTAATTAAAAAAGTTAGGGAGATCGAGGGGACCATGAATAACAAACTTATTCTACAAAAACACGCCTCCGACACTTTATCAATGAATCAAATTAAAAACGCAATTAGAAAATTAATTGCCGATGGACAACAAATTGATATGGTATTGTTAGACTACATTGATTGTGTTTTACCCGATAGACAATTAGAGGATGAGTGGAAAAGTGAGGGTTCTGTTATGAGAGGATTTGAGGCGATGTGTCACGAATTGAATTTGGTTGGATGGACCGCAACTCAAGGAAACCGATCTTCAATATCGTCTGAGGTAGTAACCACAGATCAAATGGGAGGTTCAATTAAAAAAGCACAAGTAGGACATGTAATTATATCGGTTGCTAAATCATTAACTCAAAAAGAGATGAAACTGGCGACAATTGCGATTACCAAGTCTCGTATCGGTGATGATGGTGTTATTTTTGAAAATTGTAAATTTGATAACGCAATGTTGGAAATTGATGTTGAATCATCAACAACTTTCTTGGGTCACGAAGAAAACCAAGAAGAAAAACGTCGTCAGAGAATGAAAGAATTGATGGATAAAAGAAAAGAAAAAGATACAAAATTAAATTAATTATGGAGAAAATTTTAAAAGAAAATCCAAATCGGTTTGTGATATTCCCAATTGAACATCATGACATTTGGAAATTTTATGAACAACACCAAGCGGCGATTTGGACTGCGGAAGAGGTTGATATAAGTGGTGATATCAGAGATTGGGAGAAATTATCAGATAACGAAAAATATTTTATTAAGAACATATTATCGTTCTTTGCTGCTTCTGATGGAATTGTTAATGAAAATCTTGCTGAAAATTTCTACAGAGAAGTTCAGTATCCCGAGGCTAAATTCTTTTATGGTATACAACTCGCTATGGAAAATATTCACTCACTAATGTATTCATTATTGATTGATACCTACATTAACGAACCAAATGAAAAATTGGAGTGTTTTAGAGCTATCCAACATTTACCTGCGGTTCAGAAAAAGGCGAATTGGGCTCTTAATTGGATTAAAAATGCATCTTTCCAAGAAAGATTGGTGGCTTTTGCGGCCGTAGAGGGTATATTCTTTTCAGGTTCATTCTGTTCAATTTTCTGGTTAAAATCAAGAGGAATAATGCAAGGACTTTGTAATGCGAACGCCTTGATTTTTAAAGACGAAAACCTACATTGTGATTTCGCAATACATTTGTTTAATAATCATTTGGAAAATAAAATATCTGAAAAACGAATTAAAGAAATTTTGTTATCGGCACTTGAAATTGAAAAAGAATTTATCACAGAATCATTACCTGTTTCACTTATCGGTATGAATCAAAACCTAATGAAACAATATTTAGAGTTCGTTGTTGATGGATTGTTAGTTAAATTCGGATGTAAAAAAGAATTTAACGTTGAACAACCATTTAAATTTATGGAACAAATTGCTGTTGAAACCAAGGGTAACTTCTTTGAGAGTAGAACGATTGAGTATCAAAAGGCTAAACTTAATGAGGCGATCTCATTTGATGAAGAATTTTAAATAAAAAAATATGTCACTAACAATTATTAAAAAAAATGGGGAGGAAGCGTCTTTTAACCCCACCAAAATATACAACAGAATTAAAAAAGCGTCTAAGTCACTTAACGTTAATTCGGACGAAATCTTTATTAAGGTAATTACATCAGTTCCAACTGAGGGAAAAATTACAACTAAGGATTTAGATAAATTGGTTTATGAGATTTCCGCTTCATACACTGGAAGTCATTATGATTACAGTAGATTAGCGGCGACCGTTGCTATATCTTCTTACCACAAAGAAACAAACCCAAGTTTTTCTGAGGTTATGGAGTCTTTAAGTAAAGAGGGTATTATAAATGAGGAGTTAATCTTCACTATTAAATATTACGGTAAGGATAAAATAGATGAGGTTATAAATCACGAATTAGATTATAACTTTGATTATTTTGCTTGGCGTTCTTTACAAGAGATGTATCTTTTAAAAAACTCAAAAGGAATTTCTGTTGAAAGACCGCAACACATGTATATGAGAGTTGCCTTATGGGTTACGAAATCTTTTGAGGAAGCGGTAGATTATTATAAATCACTATCAAATCAACTTATTTCACCGGCAACTCCTATTATGATTAACTCCGGAACCAAAGTACCTCAATTAGCGTCATGTGTATTACATTATAACAATGATGATTCAAGACAAGGTTTGTTAAACACATTAACCGACATATCAACATATTCATCAGACGCTGCGGGTATCGGACTTTGTATGAGTAATATTAGATCAAAAGATACTCGTATATCATCATCAGGTGGATACGCTGGCGGTTTATTAAAATATCTTAAAATAGTTAACGAATCATTAAGATTTTTTAATCAACAAGGAAGAAGACCGGGAAGTGCTGCGGTTTATATTGAACCTTGGCACAAAGATATATTTGATTTATTGGACATAAAGAAAAACACAGGACTTGAAGAGTTAAGAGCGAGAGATCTTTTTACCTCTTTGTGGTTACCTGATAACTTCATGAGAGCGGTTCGGGAATCAGGTGATTGGTATTTATTCTGTCCGAATGATATTATTAAAGCGGGTATCAAACCTCTCCAAGAGTGTTACGGTGATGAATACGAAGCAAACTATAACAAGGCGGTAAGTTTGGGGTTAGGTAAGAAAATCAAAGCCCAAGAACTTTGGTATAAAATCATAGAATCACAGATTGAAACAGGGGTTCCTTATCTATGTTCAAAAGACAGTGCTAACAAAAAGACCAACCATCAAAACATTGGTGTAATTAAACAATCTAACTTATGTAATGAGATTTACCAATACACCGATGAAGAGACAACCGCTATATGTACACTATCATCAATGATTTTGAAAAACTTTATTGAAAATGGAGAGTTTAATTTTGAAAAATTATTTCAAGAAACACGTAAAGTGGTTAGAGCACTTAACAAAGTTATTGATATTAATTATTACTCAACAGAAAAAGGTAAAAAAGGTGGTTTAGAACAAAGAGCGATAGGTATTGGTACACAAGGATTGGCTGACGTTTTCTATTTGTTAGATATTGTATTTACATCTGACGAGGCGAAAGAACTTAATAAGAAGATTTTTGAAACCATCTATTACGGAGCAATTTACGAGTCGAATAACTTGTGTAAAACAGGTGAATATAAACCATACGACTTCTTCCAAGGGTCACCAATGTCAAAAGGAATTTTCCAATTTGACATGTGGGGATTGGGTGACAGTGAATTATCAGGAATGTGGGATTGGAACTCACTTAAAGAAGATGTTAAGTCCTTTGGTGTATGTAACTCATTAACGACCGCTCAGATGCCGGTAGCGTCATCGGCGAAAATTACGGGTTCATATGAAATGACAGAACCAGCACATTCGGCGTTATTTAATAGACGAGTTGTTGGTGGTGAAATTATGATTGTTAATAAGTATCTAATTAATGACTTTGAAAAAATCGGAATATGGAACGAGCAAGTCAAAAATGAGATTATTATGAATGAAGGATCCATCCAATTAATTAATTTTAATAAGTATTTGGACTCTGAGGATAAATCATACAATAAGAAAGTTAGAAGAATTGAACACCTTTTGAAAAAGTATAAAACGATTTGGGAGATATCACAAAAGGAATTAATTGATATGGCTGCCGACAGAGCACCATTTATCGATCAATCACAGTCAATGAATATCTATTTGGCGAATCCGACAGTTTCAAAGATAACCTCATCACACTTCAAGGCTTGGGAGAGCGGGTTAAAAACATTATGTTATTATGTTAGAACGAAGGCGATATCTACCGGAGCTAAACATTTGGCACTGGATATTAGTCAAGAAGAAAAACCACAGTCATTACCCGAGGTAGATTATAGTAAAATGAATTTACCACCGAGACCCGACAATAGTTTGGTAGAATGTTTCGGATGTTCATCATAATCACGACAAAAATCACGACACCATGTCGTGATTTTTTGTTTATAGGGTATTTATAACTAAATGGCTAAACTAAACGATAATATAAAAAGTTTTAAGTGTTTAGTGAGATTATCTCACTTCACAAAAAACACATCGGACCGTGATAAATACCATAACGCATACGCCTTCGGTATTCAGTCTATTTCTGGTAAAATATTAACTTTTCATATTATGACTGACTATGGTATGTTAAGGTCAAGAGTTCCGATATCTGAAATATTCATTAAAGAACCGACAAACGATATTCCCCATCACTTTAAACAACTATGGGATTGTTTCTCTGAAAATGTCACCGTTACTGAGTATGATTTTTTGAAAGGTAAGCGAGCACAGGTTATTCTAAAAGATAAAACAAAAATATGGGTTACGTATTTGATGACCATAGATTGGTTTGATAATT